CACGATGCATACCGGCTCCGGCTGGGGTGTCGGTGCTCGATACGGGTCTGAGGGGCTGGCGGCTATTGTGCTGCCCACCTACGACACCGAAGCCGCCGCCCTCGTGGCCGCGTTGGAGGCTGCGCCATGAACATTATTGGTCTTGGAAAGGCTGGCTGTGCTATTGCGGAGTGTTTTTCAAAATACCCGCAGTACAAAACCTTCTACATTGACCTTGACAGGCGAGGCGAGAACAGTTATACTATTGAAAAGCAACAAGGACCAGAGCAATACGAACAAAATGCACCTGACCTCAAAAAATTCCTTGACACAGCAGAGGGAGCGTGCTACATTGTAATAGGTGGATCGGGGGACATTTCTGGTATGTCTCTCCGAGTAATGGAAGGAATAAAGGACAAGAGAGGAATAAGCGTCGTCTACATCCAGCCTGACCGGTCACTCCTAAGCGAGCGTAAGAAGATCCACGAGCGCGTAACATTTAACGTGCTCCAACAATACGCAAGGTCAGGGGCAATAGAGCGCATTTACCTTATTTCAAACAACGCAGTTGAGGCCGTTATTGGCGAAGTTCCGATCATCGGCTATTATGACAAGTTGAACGAGATCATCGTTTCAACTCTCCACATGATAAATGTGTGCAAAAACCAAGAACCAGTCATGGGCGGACTAGAAGAGCCAGGAGAAACCCGCCGAATCTCCACAGTTGGGATTTATGACTTTGAAAAGGATGAAGAAAAGTTATTCTTTTCACTTGACACACCACGGGAAGCATGCTACATTTATTGTGTTGGAGACAAGAGGTTGCGAGAGGATGGCTCTTTACACAAGACCATCGTTTCACAAATGACAGGAAAGATCACTGATGAAACAAAAACAGTTTCCTATGGTGTTTTTCCTACCAACTATGAGACGGACTACGGATACCTTTTGATCCACAGTCCAATGATACAGAACCAGTAGGGCTGGGATATTTGCCAGTCTTTCTTTAAACAACAAGGAGAAAAGAAAATGGGTATCAATCTAGATAAGATGCGTGCAAAGCTTGACGCACTTCACAACAAGGGCGGTAAGAAGGAGTCTCCCTTCTGGCGTCCCGAGGATGGTGAACAGACCATTCGTATCGTTCCAACCCCTGATGGCGATCCATTTAAGGAGTTTTGGTTCCACTACAACCTGGGTAAGAACCCTGGTTTCCTCAGCCCGAAGCGTAACTTTGGCATTGACGACCCACTAAACGACTTTGTTCGTCAGCTTTTCCAAGCAGGTGACGAGGCCAGCATCAAGCAGGCTAAGGATCTGATGGCAAAGCAGCGTTTCTTTGCTCCCGTTCTCGTCCGAGGCGAGGAGGAGAAGGGTGTTCGCATCTGGGGTTTTGGAAAGCGTGCTTACGAGCAGCATCTCCAGCTTGTTCTCAACCCCGAGTATGGCGACATTACCGATGTTGAGTCAGGAACTGACCTCGTTATTACCTATGGAAAGCCGCCTGGAGCATCTTACCCACAGACCGGCATTACTCCACGCCGTCGTTCAAGCCCTCTCTGCGATGACGCAGTTGGCGGCCCTGATCGATGCGCAGAGTTGCTCGACAGCATCCCTGATTTCGATGAGCTTTTCCCACGGAAGACTCCACAGGAGATTCAGGTCATGCTTGACGAGTGGCTTGCAGGCGAGGACTCTGCTGGAGAGGATGTTGTGAAGTACGACAGTAACAACACCACTTCAAGCGTTGACAGCGCTTTTAATGACTTGATGAGTGCATAAAGGAGAAAACCATTCATGTTCAGTAATCTATTTGGTCGCTTATGTGTTTCCGTGATGGGAGCACTACTACTTCTTGGCTGCGGCCCAGACAAGGAGGACAGTGGCGACACCGGTTCAGAGACAACCACCACGGAGCCAACGGGGACTACGACTCCTCCAACAACTCCCCCCACCACGGTTCCCACGGGTTCCACTGGTGAGACAGGTGACACTGGCAGCGCGGACACTGGCGTTTCGACAGGCACCTGAGTCCTGAACCAACCGCAGGGGGGCATGGGTTACAGATGCCCCGCATTTTTTAAAGGAGGAACTTATGACAAACGAGAATAATTTTAGCAACAAGAACGTTGCCTTCGTAGCGGTTGCGGTTTTTGCCGTCTTTGCTGGTGTCACAAGCATGATGTTTATTAACACCGAGCCAACCGACGAAGATCGAACAAGCAACATTGAGACCATCGAGGTCGTCGCCGAGCCAGCCGAGGAAGCTGAGCCGGGGGTTGTTGAGGATGTTGAAGATGTTGATGCCGAAGAGACCGAGCCCGTTTTTGACGAGGCCAACAACATTATGACCGACAACCACGAGCACTGAAATAAATGCCTAAGAGAACAAAGGCAAAGGCAGGAAAGCTTTCCATCGCTGAGATGCGAAAGCTTGTCAACAAGAAGGCAGGTGCAACAGTTGCCCACGATCTGTCAGGGACAAACCCGACAGAGGTTACCGAGTGGATCCCAACTGGTTCCCGCTGGCTAAACTCCATCATTTGTCGTGGAAAGTATGCCGGCATTCCAGTAGGAAAGATCTCGGAGATCGCTGGTCTTTCTGCCTCTGGTAAGTCTTACATGGCTGCCCAGATCGCAGGCAACGCCCAGAAGATGGGCATTGATGTCGTCTATTTTGATTCAGAGTCAGCTATTGACCCTGACTTTCTGACAAACGCCGGCTGTAATGTAGATGATCTACTTTACATTCAAGCATCGTCAGTTGAGTTTGTTTTGGAAACTATTGAAGAACTCCTAGCAGGAAACGAGAACCGAATGCTGTTTATTTGGGACTCCCTTGCTATGACGCCTTCTACCACCGACATTGAAGGCGACTTTAACCCGCTTTCAAGCATGGCTGTCAAGCCACGCATCTTGTCAAAGGGTTTCGCAAAGCTAACCGTTCCTATTGCGAATTCGCAGTCCACGCTTCTTATTCTAAACCAGTTGAAGACGAACATTACCTCAAACATTGCGGAAGCAAGGTTGGAGCCATATTTCACCCCAGGCGGCAAGGCAGCCATTTATGCCTATTCTCTTCGCATCTGGCTAACTGCTCGTAAGGGCAAGTCAAGCTACATTTACGATGACAAGGGTTTCCGGGTTGGCACAGAGGTAAAGGCAAAGATTAAGAAGTCCCGTTTCGGTTCAGATGGTCGAGAATGCACGTTCAAGATCCTTTGGGCTGGGGATGATGTTAAAATCCAAGACGAAGAGTCGTGGCTTGAAGCTATTAAAAGTTCCAAGCACCTCACGAATGCAGGCGCTTGGTGGACTTTGCATTACGAAGATGGAAAAACCGAAAAGTTCCAGTCAGCTAACTGGTTGGAAAAGTTGCAGAACGACACATTCCGAGAAAGAGTTTTCAAGCTTATGGAAGAAGAAGTCATTCTCCGCTTTGACAACAAGGCAGTCGACGCCAAGGAGTTTTACGATATAGACGGCGAAGAATGATAAAACATTCCGCTTGACTTTGATGCCCCAACACGCTACTATAAGAGTGTTGGGGCATTCTTGTATGAAGATCAAGGGACGCCATAGGCGCTATGTTGACCTGGCTCGTCGTCTTGCGGAGGGTTCTACCTATTCGCTACACAGGCACGGAGCCATTTTGGTAAAGGGCGGAAGCGTCCTAAACTGGTCGGCAAACCAAAACAAGGTTCAGAGGTGGGCACAACGCTTTCGGGCTCATGGCTGCGGACACGCAACCCACCACGCTGAACTTGGTGCCATTCTTGGCGTTGCGAGAGACAAAACCCGAGGGTCAGACATTTATGTTGTCAGGATCAGCAAGCAGGGTTCTCTTCTTCTTTCCAAGCCTTGTCCCATGTGTGAAGAGGTTCTTCGTCATGTTGGTGTCAAGAGGGTGTTCTACTCCATTGACGACCAGACGATCGAGTGTTATAAACTATGATCTTTATTTATTTGCTATTACATCGTTGATGAACTATTTACTAATAGGAGGCCACAACGATGAAAGGCATTTATAAGATCATAAATAAGAAAAACGGAAAGTGCTACATAGGCAGCAGCAACGACATAAGAAAGCGATGGAACTCGCACCGGTGCGACCTGGAAGCCAACCGCCACCAGTCGGAACACTTACAGAGATCCTGGAACAAACACGGATCCGACAACTTTGACTTTTTGGTGGTGGAAGAAATAGCCCCACAGAAGCCGCAGGAGGCCCTGTGGGAGCGCGAACAACATTATTTGGACCTACTACAACCCTTTGGGAAGAGCGGCTACAATAGCGTCAGAGAGGCCGGTGGAGGCACCAAAGGCTACAAACACACCGAGGCCACAAAAATCAAAATGTCAAAAGCACACAAAGGCCGCGCTTTCTCGGAAGAGACGAGACAAAAGATGTCCGAGGCAAAGAAAGGAAAGAAACTTTCAGAAGAAACAAAGAGGAAGATGTCCGAAGCACACAAAGGACAAAAGGTTTGGAATAAAGGTGTTCCGCAGACGGAAGAAACAAAAAGCAAAATAAGCGAGGCAAATAAGGGGATGACCTCGCCGATGAAAGGAAGGAGACACACAGAAAAAGCAAAACAACTTATGGGTGAAAGCCGCAGCGGGGAGAGCAACGGAAAAGCGGTTTTGACTTGGGAGAAGGTAAGAGAAATAAGAAGACTACACACCGATGAAGGCTATGGTCCCAGCAAACTTGCGAGGATGTTTGGGGTTTCCCAGGGCTGTGTCGCCGGTGTGATCCACAACAGAACTTGGAGGGAAAGTGGAAAATAAGAAGAAGCGAGTGGTTATTATTGACGCCCTTAACGCCTTTATAAGAAACTATATTGTAAATGGGATGATCTCTACTAATGGCAACCCTGTTGGTGGTGCCGTTGGTTTCCTAAACTCCATGAAGAAGATCATGCGAGAAGCAAATCCAGACCAAGTTATTATTGCTTGGGATGGTGCTGGTGGCTCGCAGAAGCGTCGTCAGACCGTCAAGGAGTACAAGCAAGGGCGTAAGCCACTTCGCAAGAACTACAAGGTCGAGGGCATGTCAGTCCAGTCTGAAAAAGAAAACATGGTCTGGCAACAGCGTATCCTTATGGAAATGCTAAATGAAATGCCTATTATTCAACTTATGCTTGATAAGGTAGAAGCAGACGACATTATCTCTGCTGTCGTAGCAAACCCAAGGTATAAGGGTTGGCAAAAGGTTATTGTCTCGTCAGACAAGGACTTCTTACAACTTCTTGACGAAGAAACGGTTCTTTACCGTCCTATTCAAAAGCGTGATTGGACAAAGAAGACAGTTATTGAAGAGTATGTATTACGCCAGAAAACTTTGTTCTTGCTCGTGCTATCGCAGGTGACAAGTCAGATAATCTTGTTGGTGTGCGTGGGGCTGGTCTTCCAACCATTTCTAAGCGCCTTTCCTTTCTAAATGAAAACAAGTTGCATACGCTACAAGATATTTATGATTACTGTTCCGAATCGGATAGTAAGGTCAAGTTCTACTCAAATGTAGTAGAGAATTGGGATTTGGTCGAGACAAACTATAAGGTAATGAATCTTACTCCACCCAGCATTTCTGTTCAAGGTCGTCAACAAATTAATTGGGCACTTGACAACTTTGAGTTTGAATTAAACGCAACAGAATTGAAGCGTCACTCTGTTCAGCACGGCTTCGGTTCTTATGATTGGTCCGAGTTTATGGCCATGTTGCGAGGTCAAGTAGAGAAGAACAAACAAACTGCTTGACTTCTATAACCAGAAAGGTTATAATCTAAAACCAATGGGGGGATAAGTTGGTGGA